GGCGTGCTGCAATGCACAGACCCACGGCGACCGGCTGGCATGCTTGTGTTCGTGGACTCGGCAAACTCCGAGCGCGACCCGGTTTGGATTGACGGCAAGGACCTCTACAACCTGGACACTGTGACCCGAGTCCCTGGCTACGGTGAGCTAGGCGACCGGGTGCGGCTGCAATACTGGACACTGGCAGATATGCAAGTGGTGGCCGACGGTGGCTGACCAGCGGCTGCAAGATAGGCGCGTCCGGCTGCTCATTGCAAACCGAGTAGCAGAGGACTACAAGAGCCTCACTGCGGACGTGACAGAGATCAAGGACTTGCGGGTCCAGTTCTCTGTCAAAAAGAGCGCATCGAAGGAACCAAACACGGCAGAGGTCACGATCACCAACCTGTCACCGACCCGTCGCGCAGCACTGCAAACCAAGGGGGTCAAGTTCGTACTCGAGTGCGGGTACGTTGACACCGGGGTCAAGCAGATCTTCCAGGGGGACGTGCGGCACATTTCGCATGTTCGCGAGAGCGCGGACTGGCGAACGGTCCTCAAGTCCGGCGATGGCGAGCGGGCGTTTCAGTTTGCGCGGATCTCTGAAACCCTAGGCCCGAAGTCTACCAAGTCAGCAGTGATCAAGCGGCTGGCTGCGAAGCTTGGGCTCGGGCTGGGCAACTCCGGCAAAGCCGCGATACCTGGGAGCTTTGAACAGGGGATCGTCCTGTCTGGCCCGGTGAGTCGCGAGCTTGACAAGGTGCTGAAAGGCACCGGCTACGAGTGGTCGATCCAAGATGAGCAGCTGATCCTCCTAGCAGAGTCGGAAGTCAGTGGCCAGGACGTGCCGTTGCTGACACCGGACTCCGGTTTGATAGGCTCACCAGAGTTCGGGGCCCCGCTGGTCAAGGGCGGAAGTCCGCAGTTGCACTTTCGGAGTCTGCTCAATGCAAACATCAAGCCGGGCGCAAAGGTACAGGTGCAGTGCGAGCGCTTCCCGCTTGGCGTCTCGGTCAAGTGCTCCAAGGTCGAGCACAGCGGAGACACCGCTGGGCAGGATTGGTACTCTACCGTCGAAGGGGTGACGATATGACCTCGCGTCCTAGCACGCTGCAAGACCTGCTTTCACGCTTTCGGGAGTCACTGACGGCTGACCTCCACACCTCGCTACCTGGAAAGATCGTGAGGTACGACGCGACCACGCAAAAGGCCGATGTGCAGCCTCTGATCAAAGAGCGCTACACTGACGAATCGGGAGCGACCCAGGTTCGTGACCTTCCGGTGATTCCTTCCGTCCCTGTGCAGTTCCCAGGCGCGGGAGGTTACCGAATCACCTTTCCAGTGGCGGCTGACGATGTGGGGCTCGTCGTTTTCAGCGAGGCGAGCTTAGACAAGTGGCTGGTTTCCGGGGGCACTATAGACCCAGCTGACGACCGGCGGCACGACCTAACAGACGCGGTGTTCCTGCCAGGACTCCGTGACTTTGGGCACCCGCTCGGAAGCGCTCCCACTGACCGGGCTACGTTCGGCAAGGACGACGGGCTACAGATCCATGTTGACGGAAGTAAGATCCGCATCGGAACCACGACGGCGATCCAACTGGAAAAGCATCCTAACGGCGAGACGCTAAAGACGATCCTCGACACGCTCATTGCATGGGCTAACACTCACACGCATCCAACACCAGCGGGCGCTTCGTCAGCACCTACTGCGCCGCCGTTCCCACTTGATCCTTTTCCGACCTCCGGCTTGCTAAGTCAGTCGGTTGAGGTGAAAAAATGACCGCATACCAAAAGATCACCGACTTCGGACTAGACGAGGACGGCGACGAATACGCCGACGCGACTGGGCTTGCGATGACCGGCGACCTGCCAGGAATCAAGCAGCAAGTGACGCTGCGGCTCGGATTCTTCAGGGGTGAGTGGTTTCTCGACGAGGAGAAGGGGCTTCCCTGGTACGAGGAGATCATCGTAAAGAATCCGAACCTGATACGAATCCGCGAGATCTTCCGCGAGGCGATTCTGTCCGTTGCTGGAATCAACGAAGTCACGTATCTGGACCTTCTGTTTAGCGCGTTTTCGCGCACCCTATCCGTCAACTTCAAAGCCTCGACCAATCTCGGCGAGCTTGGAATCAACCTAACGGGGCTCCCAAATGCCTAGCTATGGACTCCTTCCCGAGGGCTTTGTGCCCAAGCCGCAGACGGTCATCAAGGAAGAGCTTGATACCGTCTACAAAAACACGTTTGGCGCGCAGCTTGGCAGTGAGCCCGACGGCTCTATCCCTGCGGACTCTGTAGCTGGCCAGCGCATCGGCCTGCATGCCGAGCGAGAGGGCGAGCTTTGGGAGGTCGCTCAAGCCGTCGATGCCAGCATGGACCCAGACCGGGCCACGGGCCGCGCGCTCGACATCCTGTGCGCTATCACTGGCACCACGCGCAACCAGGAGCGGCGAACTACCGGCACCGTAGCTCTTACAGGCTCACCAGCGACACTCGTCCCCAGCGGCTCTACCGTTGCAATCCCGATTGTCGGCACTCGCTTCGACACCGATGCGAACGCTACCCTAGTCGCTCTCTCGGCTTGGCTTGTCAACACGGCGTACGCTCTCGGGGACAGAGTAACCAACGGCGGCGCGCCGGCTCGGGTCTACCAAGCGGTGGCCGGCGGAACGTCTGCGCTTGTCGGAACCGGCCCGAGCGGAACCGGGTCGAGCATCGTGGATGCGACCGTGACATGGTCGTACGTCGGCGACGGTACCGCTGCTGTTGATGCGACAGTGACGGCTCAGACTCCCGGCCCCTTCGCAGCGCTCACCGGGCAGATCACGTCAATCGAGTCACCTGTCAGCGGCTGGCTATCAGTCCGCAACATGGTCGATGCTGCGGTCGGTGCCTACGTCGAGACAGACGCCTCTCTGCGCAACCGTCGGGAAGCAGAGCTTGCCGGGCGCGGAAATGGTCCACTTCCCGCACTGAGAGCCGACATCCTGAAAGTCAATCAGGGGACGGCAAACGCTGTCGTCGATTGCATCGTGTTTGAAAACTACACCGAGGTCGTGGATGTAAACGGCATCCCCCCGCACAGCTTCGAGGCTGTGGTCCTTGGCGGACTCGATGCAGATATAAGGCAGTCGATATTCGACACCAAGCCAGCCGGCATCCGCCCACACGGCACCGTCAGTGGGACCGTCACCGACTCGACAGGTATCACTCACACGATCAAGTTCTCTCGCCCGACGAGCTATGCGATTTGGATAGAAGTTGACGTTACCTACAACGCGGCAAAGTGGCCACTCGACGGAAACGATCAAGTCAAGGCGGCCATCCTGGCAGCGCTCACGCCTGCCAACGGCTACACAATGGGCAAGGACGTGACGAGCTGGGGAATTGGGGCTCCTGTCGATTCGGTGCCTGGCGTGCTCAATGTCACCGCGATCCGCCTCGGCACTGCACCTGCCCCTGTCGGCACGGCTGATATTCCGATGGGGATCAGAGACGTGGCTCTGTTTGACTCGGCGCGTATCCTCGTCACCTCTGTCGCAGGGACGCCGTAATGGGCGACGTACAACATGAGCTAGACCATGCGGGCAAGATGCTGGCCCGGTTGGCAGAGGAGTTTCGCAAGCCCCGGATTTCCGCCATTCTCACCGGGGAAGCAGCTCAGTATCAGGCTATCGAGGATGCCTTTTGGCAGCTGCTGGTCGAGCGCGGAGTGGATACCGCTATCGGCAACGCGCTCGACGTACTTGGGCGCATCGTGGGCGAGCCCAGGCAGGGAGCGCTTGACGCTGACTACCGGCTGCGCGTGCGGGCCCGAATCCGAGTCAACCGCAGCGATGGCACGATCGAAGACATCATCGAGGTGGTGCGGCTGCTGATCGGGTCTGCACTGTTACCGTCGGCAACGATCAAGCTGACGGAGTACTACCCGGCTGCGTTCGTGCTGCGAATCACTGGCCTTGTGATATCCGCGACCCAGGCGCTGATCTATAGCTCGTTTATCAAGCAGGCTCGGGGCGCGGCCATCGGCTCGGGCTTTGGCTGGCAAGAGACAGCTGACGCCGATGCCTTCGTGACCGCCACATCGAGCCCCCTCACGGTCGCTGCCCTGGCCGGCGTCACATCCTTTACCGTGGCTGACACAACTGACTTCCCGGCTTCGGGCACGCTGGTGATAGACGACGGGCTGGCCGGGTCCGAAACGCTGGCCTACACCAGCAAGACACCGACGACGTTATCAGGCTTTCCGGCGACGGCAAGCCCCCACACGCTTGGCGCAATGGTAACTCTCCCTGCCTCTGTCGGCAAAGGATGGGGGGACACCGCCAACCCAGCTACCGGCGGCGCTCTCGTCGGTGTACTTTAGGAGTTACGATGCTTGTAGACCTGATACTGCCCACGCTCGGGGGCTTGTTTGCAACGGTGGCGCTGATCGTCAAGTACCTCGACAGACGCGCCAAAGAGCGGGCCATTCTGGCTGCTGTCACAGAGGAGCAGCGCGACCAGATCAACGCTATTCCGCCGCTGTCGCTGGTGTTCATGCTGACGCTGGCGACCGGGCTCCTATGCTGCGCTGCGTTCATCGGCCAGCATGTGCGCGCCATGCGGCAAGAGCTGATCTGCGCCAAGGACTGCACAAGCGACAGAGACTGCCGACCCCCGGCAGTATGTCGGCGCGGAGCTTGTGTAGACAACGCAGCTGAGGCTCGGCCCGAGATCGCCATGTACCTCCCAACCCGAAACATCTCGACCACCTGGAGTCCGATCAATGGCCACTAAGCCTCTTACGTCCACTCTCCCCCGTTGGGCTGATACCGTCGCAGGCGACCCGTCAAAAGTCGTCGAGCCGGCATCGGGCAAAAAGGACATCGGCTGGGCAGTCGCCGAGAAGCCGCCCGCGCAGTGGAAGAACTGGCTGCTACTCCAGACCTACAACTGGCTTGTGTGGCTCGACGCATTCGAGACAGAGGCCCACACCTGGACCAAGCTACAGACCTTTACGCAGTCGGTCCTGAACACCCGCGCCATCAAGGCGACGGGAAATGGTACCGGCGAGGGAGCACTATTCGAGGGCGGAACCGGTGGGCATGGCGCTGTCGGCCAGTGCTTCGGGCCCGCAAACTACGGACTGCGCGGCATCGGCGACCCAGCTGGCGCGGTATCAATCGGAGTGCGCGGGGAAGGTGGTCTAAACGGCTACGGCGGCTCGTTTGTGGGCTCGGGTACTGGCGATGGCCTGCGCTCGACCGGCGGCGGTACGTCGGGCTACGGTGGATTTTTCACGGGCACGGGCGCGCTCTCGGGCGTGTACGGTACGAGCAATGGCGCCGGCACCGGTTTGCAGGGTCAGGGCGGGCCGACCGGCGTGGGTGTGTACGGGCAGGGCGGCGCGACCTCGGGGCGGGGTGGTGATTTCCTTGGCGGTGGGATCTCATCTGAAGGCGTAAGAGGGACTGGCGGAGGACCCGATGGGAATGGGGTCACCGGCCAAGGAACCGGGTCAGGGGTCGGCGTGGTTGGGACCGGCGGGCTTACCAACGGTGACGGCGGATTCTTTGTTGGCGTCGGAACTGGGTATGGCCTGCGGGCAAACGGAGGCGTGACTTCCGGGTATGGCGCCCTCTTGACCGGCGGAGGCACTAGCTCCTTCGCGTTGCGCGCTGTCGGCGGCGGCCCCAATGGCGGTGGCATCGAAGCAGTCGGGGCAGGTACTGGTTTTGCGATAGACGCGACGGGGCCAATCTACACCGACAACACGCTGCAGGCTGATGTCTCTGTGCGTGTTGGACCAGGAGCAACGCATAGTGACCTGCTAGATAGTTATGCCCTATTCACTTCGCCAACGCATCCAGTTGCAACACAGGCCATCAAAGGTCGTGTGATGCCGGTCAATACCGCTCGTGCATGGGGATACGTTACAACTGATGGGATAGGCGGGGTAACTACCAACGGCGCCGTCGGTGTCACAAGCGTAGCAATTACCGCGACAACGATTGATGTTACATTGGCAGACACCATGGCTGATGCCAATTACTCGGCTGTGGTGTCAGGCAATGCAGCGCTTTATGCGTCGAACAAAACGACCACCGTGTGCAAGTTTACGAGTTCATTGAACCCGCAAACCTCAGCGCTAACGGTTGATTTTCAAATCATGGGCCGGCAGTAGTTGCAGCGGGACGGCGCACGTGCCGTGATTGCAGATCATCGCAATCCCAGCGGGCGTGGTGGCGCAGCACTGCGGCCCGTCGAACGGGTGACAGCGGCTGCCCTCCACCACGCACTCAAGCGGGGGAAGAATCGTCCCGCCATCGGGAGCCGGCTGAGGGTCCGGCCCAGGGGTACCAGCGCCACAGCCCATCGAAAACACGAACATCATCGAAGCAAGAATCTTGGTCATCGGTACTCACAGACCCCATCAAAGCACTCGATAGCGAGGCCATTGACGGAGCGGCAACAAGGCGTCATAGCGGCACAGGTGTCGCCAAGCGCGCCGCAGGTCAGCGGCTTTGGCGGAGGGGGTGGGCCACTTCCACCACACCCGAGGAAGAACAGCGCGAGGGCCGCTATAACTACCGCAGACACGTCGCCTGATGCAGCGGCTGATAGTACAGACCGCTGGGCAAAGTGACAACGGGAATCCCGAGCCAGTTCGGAACCGGGGCCGGGCTGCCGTCGGGGTCGTGCATCATGGCCACGTCCCAGCAGGTGCCGCTCGGGCACGGCGTGACTTCGCAGTCGTAGATCCGACACTTGTCAACGTGTTATCTGTCTCGTCGTCGGAGTCGCTGCGGGCACCGCTGGCTACCAACCAGCGCGCGGGGATCGTGCCCGTGACGATGCTATTCGACCGCCTTGTCAAACGGGTGCATCGCAGCCGATGGCACCTTGAGCCAGTCGGCGATGGCGAGCAATCCCTTCATGAGCGACCAAGCAACGTGCCGATCTTCGGGAAGGCACGTAGCGGCGTTTCCGCGCTCGTACAGCTCGTTCTTCACCACCGGAAGCATCTTGGCCACCAGCGCTTCCATTCCCTTGCTCTGGGCAAGATAGGAAACATCCTTTGGCATAGCCTGCTGAGTGCTCAGAAGTCCCGCGACTGCAAGTTGAAACTCGATGACAGAGCGCGGCGGCTTGCCGGTTGATACATCGTGCTTGGCGAGCGCAAGCGCGGCTGCGCGCGCTGTTCCATGAAGCGGGACCGCTTCATCAGATTGATCACTTGCGTAGCTCTGGAGATAAAACCAGTGACTCCGCCAGTTCTCCCGGTGCAAGGACTCCAGCGCCGCTTCGATGAGTTCCTTTGCGTCGTGCCGATCTGCCACCATCGCGGTCAGGACCGCGTTTTTGAGCATGTCCCACGCCGCCGACAGATGCGACGGCGTTTTCATGCAATGAGCCATCTTCACTGCAACCTGGAAGATGTGATCTTTCGCCCGCTGCTCTCGCGGCAGTTCCGAGTACTCCCGCAGACACGGATGCGTCTTGGCACTGGCGTCCTTGTTCGGTCCCCAGACCCAGCCATCGGCGATCTTCTGTCGCATCCAGCTGTCGTGCAGCTGGCGCGGAGTCTGTCCTTCCAGTACCGCAATCACTCCCTTCACCGCGCTGTCCTTCTGCCAGGGCTCCGCGTGCTCCCAGGTTGTCTGAGACTCGTCCCCGAGCAGCAGGCACCACAGTCGGTTCGTTTCATGAGCAAGGCGCGCGCAGCGCTCGATTGTTGCTTGCCACTCAGGAGAACCAATCACCAAAGTTTCCAAACCGGCTACTTCTTTCGCTTTATCCGTCGTCATGCGTTCTCTGTCCCTTCTGTTCTACCCCTATTGGGGCGTCGGAATCTGCTGCACTTGCAGCGACTTTGGCCACTCGCTTGGATTGCCGCCCTTGCGGTCTTTGATCGGTCCCCACCAGATTCCGCTGCGCAGGGTGGGGTTGCTGCCCATCTGCTTTACGAAAACAGGGACACCGTAGTCTGTGCAGGTCTGCACCGTCTTTAGCGCCCAGGCCGGATTGAACGGTCGCGCACCGTTGCCGCTCTCACCTCCCACAAGTAGCATTATGCGTCGCATGTTGAGGCTCCTATTGTAGTTGTGCTTCTCGTCGCGGGGCGAAGTCCTCGCCCATGTGCAGCATACACTCCGCAGCGCAGCCGCCACGGCGAAAACACGATGGGCAGGCGTCGCGCATCAGGTAGAGGGCGCCGATTTTCTTAATCAGCCCCTCTGACACGAGCCGTGCCAGGTGGTGCTGTACCGCTCCCAGTGTGCGCAGCCCACCGGGGAAGCCGTCTGGGACGGGCATGGTAAAGCCCAGCTCCGCGCGCCAAACATACGACAGTGCTGCGAGCCGGCCCTCGGATAGGTCCTCAGTCGAGCCGATCTTTGCG